CAGCGGAATTAGCAGCTGAGTATCCAGATGCAGCTGAAGTGGTAGGAGACATAGCCACAATCGGTGGGGTTCTTCCTGTAGGTAGGATTGCTGAGACAGCAGCTAACGCAACAGCAGCTAGAATCCCTACTATGTTAGAAGGTTTTTATAGTGGAGGTTTAGAAAAGAAAATACCTGCTGCTGCTAAAGGAAGTTTGAAGGCTTTACCTGCCAGTGTAGCTGATGCTGTCAATCCTAAAGCTATTGCCTACGAAAGAGTTACAGGAGTACCTTTTAGCAAAGGCAAGGCTACAGGAGAGATAGGATCTGGAGAAACAAAAGGTAATATAAGTGTAGGTTCTGCTTTCACCACTGATAGTATAAGAAGACAAAGAGGTTTAGGACCAGCACCATTTATTGCTAAAGGTCCGTTAGGTGCTATGGATGAGATTGTCTCTCTACCAGCAGAAAATACCGCCAGTGTTAAAGATCAGCTGTTCAAAAAAGGAGTTAACATAACAGTTAATGTGCCTGAAGTCGTACAAAACAGATCACTAAATCATTTGTACAAAAGACATAAAATAACCCCTAACAAAACAGAAATAAAAATAAAAAGCCCTAGAGGTATACAGAACGTAGGCCAAGAAGCTATATTAGATGGTGCTCAACAATCATCCGTAATTCTAAAAATGTTAAGCTCTCAGAATAAAGTTAAAGTAGGTACAAAACCAATGCCCACTTTAACAAGACAGGAGAGACTAAAAAGACAGGCTAGGGGAGCACCCACTGAAACTGACGTAACGGTAGATTCATTTCAATCTTTTATGAAAAAGAAGAAAAGAGCCGTAAGCGGAGCTACAGAAAAAGATTTAGTTGAGTATTTCAATAAGAATGGAATAAAAGTGAATAAAGGAGGTAAGGGAGATCCTCATTTATACTTAGAGGGTAGTCACGCCTCCACTGCTAAAGAGTTAGGAGGTGTAAACGATTTCATAGCTCTTAACCCCAAAACAGGCGAAACATACGCTATGCTTTCTGATGGGCATGATATGTTTTCAATGAATCCTATAGGGGGTGATAGGCCAGCCTTAGTAGCTGCTGTACCTATGCAGAAATCTAACTTTAAAAAACCTGAGGGTCAAAAACACACCCAGACTAGAAATGTAGACAGGGGTATGTCTGACCCTAAAACTAAAACTAGACTAGAAGAAGGGGTCAAGAGGTTAGAAAAACTAAGCGGAATACCTAGAGAGAAAGGGGAGACTCCTGTCAACTACAACTTTAGGGTGCTTAGAGAGTTTAATCCTAAAGTAACTGCTTCTGATGCAGCAACAGCAGCCCGACGAGCAGGTATGTTAGGTGCTGTCGGTACTACTGCTGCTGTGGGAGGCGAGGAGGAGCTCTAAGCTGCTATCTCAGCAAACCCTACCTTACCTATATCCCCACGTAAACCGGCCTTCATATAGGCTGTGGCTCGTCCCTCGAAGAAGTTTTGATGCTCGACACCAAGTACTTCATCTAACCACAATAACGGATTGTCTTTGACACCATAGTTAGGCTTGAGTCCTAGCTGTAATAATCTCCTGTCAGCTATGTACCTAATGTACTTAAGCACCTCTTCCTTAGTCAGTCCTTCGATGTCACCCATCTCAAACACTAGGTCTAGGAATCTATCCTCCAGTTTTACCATGTCCCTACAGGCCTGATAGATTTCCTTCTTGAAGTCATCAGTCCATATCTCTATGTTCTCTTTGATAAACTCCCGGAATAGTTTTGTCATAGCTTCTACGTGTAGAGACTCGTCACGTATGCTGTAGGTAATGATCTGGCCCATGCCTTTCATCTTACCAAACCGGGGGAAGTTTAGTAACACAATGAAACTAGAGAATAACTGCAGACCCTCAGTAAAACCAGAGTACACAGCCAGAGCCTTGGCTATGGACCGCTTGTCACCCTTGGTAACTTTTACATTGTCTATGTACTCATGCTTGTCTGCCATGGCTTCGTACTCAGCAAAAGCTTTGTATTCTGCCTCAGGCATACCTACGGTATCCAGAAGTAAACTGTAGGCGTGTTGGTGTATGCTTTCCATGTTGTTGAAAGCACCCATCATCATACGAGCCTCAGGCTTCTTAAAGATTCTCATGTATCGGTCTACGTACCCTGAGCTTACGTCCACGTCAGACTGTGTAAACAACCTGAATATCTGTGTAAGTAGGTTTTTCTCGTTATCGTCTAACGACTGCCAATCTTTGACATCATTGTGCAGAGGCACGTCCTCAGGGAACCAGTGCATCTGATTCTGCTGAGAGTAATAGTCAAACATCCATGGGTAATCAAATGGCTTGTAGTAATCTCTAGTCGATAATAAACTCACTAAGTGCCTCCAGCTTGTCTTTGTATTGTGCTACTTTGTCTAGCTCGTCTTCTATTGTTTGCAGCAAGTCCGGGTGCTCTGGGACACCTACGCTGTTGGTCATCATTATCGAGACATTTACTTTGTGTCTATCTATCGATGCCTCGAATGAGTTCTTCAACGCTTGTATAATGTTTTCCTGCACGTTTTTGTTCCTTCTCTTGTTTCTTGTAGTACGCTATCCACTCGTCGTAAGTGGTCATTCTGTTCTCTTCCCATATGTAAAACCTACAGTCATATATGGGATGCCTAGGTATCTGAGTGAGAAAATGACCCTCCGGAGAGGGCCACTTTACACTAAGAATTTTATCCAGCATACGCTCTATAAAACTTTTCTTAGCCATAGTCTCTATAACCTCTCTTAAAAGCTAAAAGCTCTCTTTCTAAATGACGGTTATTGTCAACTACGGCACAGACTTGTCTGGTTCCTAGTTCCTGACACAGCATTAACTGGTGGTCAGGGATGGACTGTAAATCTTTCAAAGTAGCACGTCCACCTGTAGCGCATCCTCCTACGAATAAAATTGTAAGTAAAAATATTTTAATTTTCATTGACATAAATAATCTCCCAGTTTCCCTCCATAGTTTCTATCAAAGCTGAACAGTTTTCACACCAATCCCCAGTATTCATATATGTTATGTTATCTAGGGTTTTTATGTTTGGAGTGTGAATGTGTCCACATATAATACCATCGTATCCTTTCTTATCACAATACTTTATCATCTCATCTTCATAGTTGCCTACAAAATTAGCAGCGGTTTTTGCCTTTCTTTTTAAATACTTCGATAAAGACCATCGTGGTTTGTTTCTCCACCTCCTGTAGCTGTTAACAATAGCGTTAATATATATTAAGAAATTGTAGGCTTTTTCTCCTACATACATTACTCGTCTGCCCAACTTTGTCCTCATAAGGTAATCAAACATATCTCCATGTGCAATAAAATACCTTTCTGAGTTTATTCCTGTATAAGAACATTGGTTAACAAGTTTAACATTGCCTACCTCAAACTTACCAAAAGATCGTAGAAACTCATCGTGATTACCTGTTATGTATGTCACAGGAATGTCTTTTTTTAATATCTCTTTTATTATGTTAGAGTGTTCTTTAGGCCAGTACCACTTCTTTGATAACCGCCAGCCATCTATTATATCCCCAACAAGAAAAAGATTATTAGTTTCTACAGTTTTTATGAAGTCTAGCAGTTTATCTGATTGACAATGTTTAGACCCTAGATGTAAATCAGAAATAAATACTGCGTTGTATTTCATTCCGATATCTTCCTCACCCTTCACAACTTAAACACTCACCTTCTTCTAAGTTTATTTTTGGAATTTTTACGTTAACATTCTCTGAGTTCCTAGCAGCAGCAGACCGCAGGTAGTACATAGATTTTAACTTGTTTGCGCCAGCCCAATGGACACTGTTGACGTAGTTCAAGTAATCATCATGTGTTTCCTGAGGTGCTTCAGACTTTGGAGGTACAAAGAAAAGGTTAACACTCTGGCTTTGGCAGATATACTTCTGCCTTTGGTGTGCATGATCTACCACCCACATCTGGTTTATCTCCGGGGCTGTTTTGAAGATTGCCTTCTCTTCTTCAGATAGTTCTTCAATGCCCTCAACAGAACCTTCAGCAGCTGAAATATCACGCCACGTCTTTTCATTGTTGAGATTTTTACTCTCCAGTAACTGTTCTAAATATTTGTTCTTTACCTTAAATGATCCCGAAAGAGTTTTATGCGTATATACGTTAGCCCTTGATGGCTCGATACTAGGGCTTGTTCCACCACATATAATACTGCTGCTAGCATTAGGAGCAATAGCGAGAAGGTGGGAATTACGCAGACCAGTACCAAGCATATCAGGAGCTTCTCCACGTTTCTTACCCAAGTCCAGAGAAGCGAGAAAAGCTGCTTCCTTGATGTACTTGAATGTTCTGTTGTTGAAGCTTGCAGCATAAACGCTTTCGTAAGGTATATCGTTACGCTGTAGGTAGCTGTGAAAACCCATTGCACCAAGGCCGAGCGCACGTTCTCTAAATGCTGAATAAGCGGCTTTCGCAAACCCTTCTTGTTCTTTTTTGACATATGTTTTGAATTCCTCCAAACTGTTGGGCATTAAGAAGTAAGGATCAGGGAGTTCGATAGCAGCATTGTCTATAAAATGTTGTATGATATTATCCAACATTATAACCAAGTCAGGTATAAACGATGTGATCTGTCTCCACTCATCCATATACTCTAAATTCACACTGGACAAACAGCATACAGCAGTACGCTCCTCGTCAGTGGCTAGTGTTATCTCTGAGCACAGGTTACTTTGATGTACCTTTAGGCCCATGTTTTTCTGTGTAGCAGGGAGAGACTCATTGCACCTGTCTATGTTTACTATGTACGGTTCTCCTGTCTCCGCTCTGGTGTGGATCAGAGACCACCATAAATCCCTAGCAGTTACAACTTTTACTGCTGCATTGGTCTTAGGATCTATTAGTCTCCAATCTTCATCTTTCCTGACAGCCTCTAAGAAAGCGTCAGTTATGTTGATACCATTGTGTAGGTTGAGACATTTGCGGTTCAAGTCTCCACCTGTGGTCTTACGCATAGCGATAAACTCTTCCACCTCAGGATGCGATATGTCCATGTAGGCAGCGTAGGCTCCCCTTCTGGTAACACCCTGATTGAATGCTAGCATCTGACTGTCAACAACGTGCATGAAAGGTATGCTGCCAGTTGATTGAGACCCATTAGAAGTAGCAACACCGTTACTACGAACAGAACCCCAATAACCACCCAATCCTCCCCCGGACGAAGTAAGCCAGATATTTTCATCATAGTGAGAAGATAAACCAACTCTGGAATCAGGAACAAAATTAAGAAAGCAGCTAATAGGTAGCCCACGAGTAGTTCCTCCATTACTGAGTATGGGAGTGCTGAACATAAACCAAAGATTACTAGAGTAATCGTAAAGCCTCTGAGCAAGCTTATAGTCTACTGTACCCTTGTAGGTAGCAGCGTACACAGAGGCTCTAGCAAACGCTTCCTGAGCGTGTGTCTCGTCGTTCCAGAGGTATCTGTCCTTTAGAGTGCTCAGGGAGAAATCATTTAGATACTCCTCCCGGTCATAGTCTATACTGATGCCCAAGTAATCTTGGACACCAGTTTTAGTTTCGCTTAACACTTGTTATCTGTCTCCTCGTTGCACTTCCTGTTCTATCGCCTCGTCGATAAGCTTGTCGAGATAGAACCTAGCTTTCCGTAAATCTTCCACAGGCTTATTTTTGTACTTGTATCTATGAATATATTTTAGCACAGATCCCTCGCAGTACGCAACATATTTATCGCCTAATTGTTGTTTAATGTAGTCGAGGGCTTCGACTCCACCTTTGTTGTAATGCTCTGGTCTATTTACTGCGTCCCATTCCTGTGGGCTAGCGTCATCAATACTCTTCATTGTACGTGTCATCCTGTAGTTCCTCCTCAAAAACGTCCAAACGATTGATTAGTTTATCCTCGAACCTGTCTAACAGTTCTGTGCTGGACAGGTCCAAAGCCTCTACGAGATCTTCCGGATCATATCGCTGTAGCAATCTTTCCTTGATCTCCTCCATTGTAAGATTAGGCTGACACATACTTCACCAACTCTTCAGTCTGACCTATTGTAAAAAACTTAAAGTTTTCTTTTTCGCACCATTGTCCCATTGTCATCTTTGCACCCTTCCTTATTTTTTTATTGGGATCAGACAAAAGAAAGATTAACTCCTTGTCGATGCTGTCCCGGATAGCTTTGTACTTCATCGTATCACCGGCTCGAAAGAATCCCTTACATTCTATCATAATACCAGTAGCTTTGTGAACAAAATCTGGCTTATAATTACGATACATTGTGTACGGCACACTAAACGGCTCATACGAAAACTTTCTTCTAGGCAGTATTTTAGCAAAAGTAGCCTCTAAGCCTGACCTGTACTGGTTATTATAACCCTTGGATTTCAGCGACTTTCGGCTCATTTTTTACCTCCGTTAAAAACTTTGGACCATAAGCGTAAGAGAATACGCGCAGCTGGGGATAGCACGAAAACTTGAAATGACAGTAAGAACAACCTACGTCTAGTTTCTGGTTCCCACTCTTTCCATCTGGCACAGGCTCGTAACAATGCTCTGGGGGCATTGGAGCCTCTACGAGCTTTTTTATGTGTCGTATCCTTTCTGCTATGTCCTCCTTCAAGACTTCGTATACAGGAGCTTGTGTGTCCTCTGAGTCGTACTGTAGATAAGTTAAGTGACCGTTTTGCTTGTCCATAGCTAGCCAGCCAAACTTAGTCTCACCCTCAGAGTAAGCATAGCCTTTTATCTGATCTATATAACCAAAAGGATCATCAAAAGCCAGCGTTGCGTTTTTAAACTTCTTAAATCCATAACTACTCGCTGATTTTACGTCAGTTACTATGCCGTCTATCTTGCAGTCCATATGACCCTTGATGCCTTCTACCTCACACTCTTTCTGTTCATCCGTAACGGAGTGACCAGATAGCCTAGTGAGAAACAAAAGCATTTCCTCTATCAAGTGTCCGTACAGAAACTTAACTAAGGTATGGGGTTGCATAGGCTCTTTCGGACCTACGTTATTGTAATGATTCCAGAGGTATCTATCGTCTTTGCCTATGTTGGACATACGTAGTTTACGTCCATCAAAAGATCCACGTTTAGTAAACTCTTTCCTCATTAAGTCTTTGACTGCCTCGCCAAACTTCTCTATCTCAGCCTCAGCGTCTACTGCCTTGTCTACTCGTTTAGTTTTGACTAAGGCGTATATGTCTTTAACTAAGGTATTAACTGTTTTCATTATTAAAGTCCTTATGCTTTACAAATCTACACTTTCTAGTTTCGGCATCAAAAGACAAAATCACTACCCCTGCTTTTTTTTGTTCTTCAGTTCTTTGACTAGAGTATGATTTGTAATAAGTTTTATTAACTTTGTCCGTTTTAACGTCTATAAGTGTTATTTCTCCATCCCTGACAGCTATTAAATCTATCATTCCTGTGCTGCCTGAGTTTTTAAACACTTCATATCCGTTATCCCACAGCCAAGTTACTGCGTAGTATTCAGCAAAGTCTCCTTTTCGACTCGTATCACTAATGAGTTTCAGCCCAGCTTTTTCCATAGCTGTATTCTCCAGTTAACGGGCAACGAAGATCGAAGGCGAGACCAGCAGCTTCCAAACAAGAAACTGCCAGCCTACCAAACTTCTCCTCCTGCCCCTGTTTCACTTCAGTCTGCACCTCATCATGGACATTACCTACAAAGTGGTAGTCAAGATTCCAGCGTTGTGCATAGTCATCTAGGATGACCAACGCTTTCTTCATAACTATTGCCCCAGCACCCTGCAACAATGTGTTGAGGGCAGAGTGTTCACTACGGATATGCAGCAGCCTACCGTCCAAACCTTTTAGTTGTCCTCTTCGAGCTTTTGACGATACTCTGAGTTTAAGATCTGCAAATGATGGGAGATTAGACATAAATCGTTGTCTAAGTTCTGCACCATCACCAGCATCTCCTCCAACCACTGTCCCAAGCTTTCCATCTCCTGCCCCATAGAGTAAGGCATAGATGAAAGTCTTAGCCTGATCTCTTCGTTCAAGCCCTGCAAGCTTTTGATTAGCGGTGTGAATGTCTCCGTTGAGTATCTCATTTGTGTAGTCCTTATCGTCCATGTAATGCGCTAGCATACGTAACTCAAGACCACTAGCGTCGAATCCAACTAAAGATTTACCTTCAGGCACTGTCCAACACTCTCTACATTCTGTACCGTATGCAGAGTACGTGGAAGGCGTCTGGGCTAAATTTGGCTTGGAATGTGTCATTCTTCCGGTCACAGCACCATTGCTGTTTACGTAGCCATGAACACGTCCGTCCTCATCGTCCACAGAATCCAACCAAGTGTAGACTTGTGCCATGCGCTTTTGGACTAGCAAGTATTCCGATATTAGTTTGGCCTCAGGGATTTCCGTTATCTTAGATAAGACAGACTCATCCACTACAGGTTGTCCAGTGTCGGTAAACTTTCTAGGTTTCCATCCGCACATCTTCAAGCGTTGGCCTATCTGCTGCCGGGAACCCGGATTGAAGCAAGTGTATTCCACCATGCTAAACGTCCCGGAAACTTCAGCCCAATGCTCACCGAATGGTCTTAATCCTATCTTAGATAAAGACCCATCCTTCTTAAGCCTAGGCGTAACCTCTTCAATAAAGGTTGGTATAGGCTGAAAGCTTTTCTGTAAAGCCTGTTCAATTTCATATTTTTTTTCCTTTAGCAGAGCTAATAAATTGTGAGTCTTTTTGAGGTCTAGTAACCATCCATATTTTATCTGTCTATCGATGATACGTTGTACCTCGTGTTCTAGTTCGACGGACTCCATGTCAAAGTCCTCCATCGATTCTCTTAGATAGTAGAAAGCCTGTACCGTTACCTCCACGTCACGTATACAGTACTCCTCCATCTCAGGTGATAGTTTAGTCCAATCTGTGTGATCACCCTTAGGAAACCCTAGGATATTACCCCAGTTTCTGAGGCTGTGGCCCTTGTCTCTTTGTGGGTTGTCAAGTCTTGACATGACTAAAGTATCTACAATCCTACTTTTGTCTATGTCTATGTCCCATAATCTTCTCAAAACTGGAGCATCGTAGCCAATCATATTGTGGCCTACCACACTCTCGTCATTGTCAAGTGTTTTCTTTAGGGACTCAGCATCGTAGTGCTTTAGTACAACACCACTTTGCTTAGTTACAGCTAGCCAAATCACGTCAGGATTCAATCCGTTTGTCTCTATATCTAGGAATATGGGATCTTTAGAAATCACTGTCTAAATCCTTAGGCGGTGCTACTTCACCCATCCTGCCAGTAAATTTATCGTACTTCAGGTAACAGGCTGGACCTGTAAGACCAGCGTAACGATTCTTGAGTACACGCACTGTCGTTGTGTTGCGTCTATCTTCATCCTCGTCCTGCTGGTTACGCTCCAATCCTATAACCATGTCGGACAGCTGTGCAATTGCCTGTGAGCCTCGTAACTCACTAAGACTAATCTTACCTCCGTCTTCATGTGGTTTACCTGTGGTACGCTTTAGGTGAGACACTAGGAACAGGCCAATACCCAACTCCTGCACCAGTGTTCTCAGGTTAGTCATTATAGCGTCTATAGCTTTACGCTCGTCGTTATTGTCCTGTGCGGACACAACGATACTCAAGTGGTCCAGTATGATCCACTTACAGTCCAGAGCTTTAGCCATGTGTCGGACTCTCGCTAGGAGCTTGTCTTCACTGGTGCTGCCCCAATGGTCAAACATGAAGTATCGACCTGTGCCTAGCGTCTTCTCCCAGTAAGGGAAAGCAGAATCCGGGTCAAGATCTTCCTCCAAGTGCAATGGGCAGTCAGCAGCTATCGACATTACTCCTAGCGCAGTCCTAGCTATGTCTTCTTCGAGAGCTAGAATACCTATGTTGTCTTCAGTGGCCTGTAGCAAATAGTATTCTAACTCTCTAACGATTTGGCTTTTACCCATCCCGGAGCCACTCGTAATGGTTACTAGCTCGTATGGTCTAAAGCCTTTCGTTATCTCTGTTAGTCCGTTCCATGGGTACGGTATAGACTTAACACTCATTTTGTTGATTATGGAATCCCAAGTGTCTGCACCTGCAATAATACCGTCAGGCTGGTACACTTTAGAATCCCACCAAGTGCTCTGAAACTCTCTCTGTCTGTTGGCTACTAACATCTCGTTAGCATCCTTTAGAGGCAGTCTACATATGCGCACTTTGTTAGGACTAAACACGTCCTTCACTGCATCTATGGCAGTCTCACCGGCTTTGTCGTTATCGAAACCCTCTAGGAACTCTAGCTGCTCTTTTACCTCCTTAGCTGCTGCGCTAGCTCCACTACGTAGGCTCACTACGTCCCACTTTCTGTCGAACATCTCACTGATCGAGAGTGCATCTATTTCACCCTCACACACTGTTATATATTTGCCTCGACCTCTACAAGTATTTTGTCCAAAAAGGCCAGCACTCTCAAACGTGCCAGTGACTAGAAAGTTTTTATTGTCCACTAGCCGTACCTTACTACCTAGCAACGAATCGCTGTCGGTAGCGTAGTACGGATAGTGATGTTTCGATACCTTACCGTCAGTGCCAAACTCTACAGTTACGCCAAACTTCTCACAGGTTTGCTTAGATATTCTTCTATCGGGTATGTCTGCACACACTCCTTTCATATCTGTTTTTCTCCTAGTCGATAGTTGCACAACTTCCCCGGTAGCTTTCTCAAAGTGATTACACCCAGCTGCGAAGCAATACGCTGACCCGTCATCATAACGAGCCAACGCATCACTAGAGCCACACGAGGGGCAAGGTTCGTGTTTAACGAACTTAGATCTACTAGAGTTCGTCATCTACGTTTGAGTCTTCAGCTACTTCTAGGACTCGAATCGCGTTCAGGTACGTAGGTGTACCGTGTACGGGATGGGCGTCCCCAGTTTTATAGCTCAGTTTGATTTTAGAGCCTCTGGGTATCTCGCCTATAAACGGATTACCGTCTTTGTCTATGACCTTTACACGAAACTTGCTAGCAAACTTTCGTTGTGAAGCTCCCTCGTAGTCTCTGAGCTTTACACCCTGCCCAGCTAACACTTCAGCATTTTCATCGTCCAGCGTTCCTACGATGCTGTAACGTCCTGTATCTTGTCCCATGTAGGACTCTGTGGTTTCCAAATTAGAAAACGCAACCTGCATATAAGCAATCGACATAGTGTCTTACCTCTTTCAGTTAATTTTAAAAATAAATAGAAAGCTTTCTCTCTATATGTATATTATACACGATTCAGCGAAAAGCACAACCTATAAAGTATAGGCTGGCTCCATCGCGTAATCTGTGTATGCCTGTAGCGTATCATCGTCGCTGTACTTCGCCATGTTGCTCTGGTGAAAGCAATGACTACACAAGTCTATAAACTCGCCTGTGGCTTTTTCTTTTCGTGCTAGCTCAAAGTCTTCGAGTATCGTGTTGCAAGCTTTACATCGCATATCAGTGTCTCCTAATGCTTTTCTTTTGATGGGGGTGTTTTGAATATTGACAGATATAACTCCATCAATTCGTCGTCGGTCTGTTTGTCTAGTGAGTTACTTATAGATGATGAGATCATCCCTAGTGCTTCACTAAGTGTTACAGAGTTTAACTCGTGGTCGTGAATCTCCGTGATCATTGTCTCTCGTAAAGAGTCTCTGATTAGTTTTAGATTGTCCATTAGATATATTCCTCAGCATAATCCCATATGCATATGTCGGCCTGTTCTTCGTTAAATGCGTCACATTCTTTACAATAATAGCCCTTGTAAATAGGCGGTAAGTCTCTGTCAGACTTATCTGATACTGACTCGTGCCAGTGTTCAGAGAATCCCTCACACTCTTTACAATATAGCTCTGTGTATTTTTCTACATCCATTTAATAGTTACCTCGATTGCGTACATTACAGCACAAAGTGTACTGAGTGTGGCGTAGAATACAAGTGATTCTTTTATCATAGTTTTACTCTCTCCGCTTTGTCGAACATCTCAATTATGTCGTCTAGGCTCGAAGCATAGGTAACATTTCCCAGAGTGTAAAGCATTTTATTGCCCTTTACACTGAATTTGATAGAGCTCTGTGACTTGTTTAGCAGTGTTGCGACTGCCTGTAGTTTTGCGCTTTGCATTAGTCTTCTCCTATGAGTGAAAGATATTCATCGTAATAATCGTCGTCCAGCTGATCATAAACCGATTTAGGACAATTAGTCCAGCCCTTGTTTATCATCCAACCCATATCGAGTAATAATTCTTTTTTATATTCTGAGTCTACGAAAACATTAAACATATACAGCCTCCTATGCTGCTAGGTTAATAACTTTGATCATTTCTCTGCCGTGTGCCGGGTATGCTATCACAGCTGTGTCTTTATCCCAACATTTTCTACATGGTCCGCACTTACCGTCACGACTGTACGCTTCACACACTGTCATTTCTGCAGTAGCTTTCTCTGGCGTAGGGATGATAGTAGACGTGTTAGCTCCCGGAATAGTCTCCCCAATAACGCTATCTGACGAGAGTCTGACGACAACATTAGGCAAACTATTCATCTCCTGAATTACTGGGGCAAACTTAGCAAACTTGTGCATCCTAGTCGGTAGCCAGTGTCGGACCCATGGCGTCCGTTTCATTACTTCCAACATTTTACGTGCTAGCTGTATGTGGTACATGTCACCAGAGTCAAACCAACGGAAATATCTATCGTTGTCCAGCTCCGCTACCATATCATCTACCCAGCTGTCACGCTGCCAATCTTCTTTATTGTGTTCTCTGGGCTTCTTTACGTTAGGGAACCTATAGTTACCCGTAGTGGCATAACAGCCCTTACAAGCGTCCACAAGCTCCCCATCGGAGCCTATGGACGCTGGACACGTATCGATTGCTTGTAGTGACCATGATCGGCACGGCATCTTTCCAGCTTTGGATAGTTTGATCATTTTATTCTCCCGTTACAGTGTTTACGGTCATGCCTGATGATATAGCATGATGATAAGTTTTAATAACCAATTTGTGAAATGCTTCAGGGTCATTCATCCAGAGATTATATTCTCTTTTAGTCTCTGGGTAGTAATGGGATAGTGTCATCGTTCTGCC